CAAATATATATTAAAATATGATAACTAACTCAAATACAACGGCAAATTTAAATTTTTTAAAAGGAGTGACGGCAATTGAAGAAGTTAACGAATTGAAAAACGGTGACATAGAAGTTCATTTTTTCAATGACGAATTAAGCGCCAATGATCAAATTTTGAAAGCAGTAATGCACAAAGATTTTTTTTCGGGTGACGTTTGGGACTTGCCTTCACATATAAGCGACGAAACTTTGTTTTTCGCTGAAGAATTTTTGAACAACGAAATTCAAACGAATCTTTCAATTTACAATCAATAAATCATGATAACAATTTCAGCAAATAGCAAAGAAACGGTTTCACGATTAATTCGAAAAGAATTTGACTTAATCGACTTCAACCAGGAGTATATATATGAAAAAGCCGATAAGCTAATTAATACGGCGCAAGAATTCGGACTTCTTGAATTAGCTATTGAACTACAAAATGACAAACTAACCGAACTAAACTAAAAAAACAAATGACGGCAAAAGAACAACAAAAAGAACTTCGGAAACGAATTCTTGAAGCCTGGCAAAGCATGCCGGACGGATCAAAAAAACGGCTTGAATTATTAGGCCACAACAAACAAATGACGCACCACATAATTAAAACACCACAATACGCCGTCATTTCAAAAATGGAAAGTTTGCTTTTCGCAATGAAACAAGCTTCAAAAGACATCAAAAACAAAGTAGTGAAACAAGATAAAAAAGTTCAAAAAGCATGATCACGACAATAAACCAACCAACAAACGCCGCAATACTTTTCAAAGGAATCGAAAAGAAAATTTGCACAACGAAAGAAGCAATGTTTGTTCTTTCAGTAGGAAAAGACAACTTCTATAAACTTTCAAACGATCCGAAAACAAAATTGAAGTCTTCTTTTTTGTCCGGCAAATGGTCGCTTGAAAGCGTGTATCAAGAAGCAGAACGTTTGATCAATTTCGCCGGATAATGCAAGCCGCAATTGTTCTTCCATTAATAAAGGAATTGAAAGTTGACGAATTGTTGAAGCTTCAAAAAGAACTTGACGCGGTAATCATGCAAGCGCAACCAAGCGCAAAAATGATCAAGCCGAAAAAATATGTTCTAACAGAAGCGCAAGCAATTGAAAACATTTTCAAAAAAGGAATCCTTAAAAGATAAAAAAACCCCTTGACGGCAATCAAAGGGAAAGTCAAACAAAGTTTAACTAATTAATTCAAAACAAAATTATGACTAATTCATTAACAACAAAAGAATTGTTTCAAAAGAATTCAATTCAAGATCGTTTCGAAAAACTACTAGGCAAAAAAGCGCCGGGATTTATTTCTTCAGTATTGCAAACGGTTAACAATAATAAATTATTGGCCAAAGCACAACCGGAAACAATATTGCAAGCAGCAGCAACGGCCGCAATGTTGGATTTGCCAATCAATCAAAATTTAGGTTTCGCCTGGATAGTACCATATAAAGGACAAGCGCAATTTCAAATCGGTTGGAAAGGATTTGTTCAATTGGCTTTAAGAACCGGGCAATATAAATCAATTAATGTTTGCGAAGTTTTCGAAAATCAATTTAAAAGCTTCAACCGATTAACTGAAGAACTAGACGCAAACTTCAACATTGAAGGAAGCGGCGAAATAGTAGGTTATGCAAGTTATTTCAAACTAAGCAACGGAATGGAAAAAACTTGTTTTTGGAGCAAAGAAGCCGTTCACGCACACGCAAAAAAATATTCACAAGCATACAACAAAAGCTTTTCGCCGTGGCAAGACAAAGACCAAGTTCACGCAATGGCAAAGAAAACAGTTTTAAAAAATATGTTGTCGAAATGGGGAATCATGAGTATTGAAATGCAAACGGCACAATTAACAGATCAAAGCGTTCAAGAAAAAGAAAATGAAATCAAATATCCGGACAATGAAACAATTGATGTTTCGGCCGTGACGATTGACGAAGAAACAACAAGAATCATTTCTTTTTTAAACAAAGCAACAAGTCAAGAAGAAGTTGACGCAATTAAAAATTCTTTAGACGTTCAGCAATTGGAAATTTTGAAAAGTGAAATTGAAAACGTTGAAAATAACTTAATACTAACTAACCAAAACTAAACAATATGAACTTTCAAAACTTTTTATTCCGACCGCATGCAGTTACTAAAATAATGGGCGGAATTCCAAAACCATTAACGGCAACACAAACGGAAACATATAACGATTTATTTGCACGTCACAACGGCGACGGAAAAAAATTGACGTTGAAGCAAATTGAAACGCTCGGATCATTAAGCGAAAAGAAGAACGCAAAATGCAAACTTTCGGACGCTGCAAAAAAAGAACTTGTCAAACTTGTTTATGAAAAATTGACAAAAAGAACTTCGCGCGTTACGGCAAAATATTTGCACAAAGGAATCCAACAAGAAGACAAATCAATCACGACATATTCAAACGTTCTTGACAAACTTTTGTTGAAGAATAAGGAACGAAGAACAAATGATTTCTTTTCCGGTGAATGTGACAATTCGCAAGAAATGATCCGCGACATCAAAACGTCATGGAGTTTCGAAAGT